ATTTTGATCCTGAAGAAGCGACGCCAGACGCAATCTTAAATGCAGCAATTGGATTTGATTATAAATCTCCATACATGGAACAACAGGCGGCTATTGCAAAGGAAACCGGTATGCGTGAGTTGCCAGAAACTTACATGACTCCGCAAGGCCCGATGATAAAGCCTGGCATTCCAAAACAAGGCGCACCGGCATTGCAACCCGCTGAAATCCAGCAAGGCGCACGCTCTGAGCCGCTTACGGATGCAGAATTTCAAATGATGCAGCAACAGTTTAAAGCATTGCCAAATGGTAGCCCTGAAAAAGTCAGGATCGGCGCTATGTTGGCTGATGCGGTTAAACAAAGATTACCTTCCGGTCAGTTTATAACGCCCGAAGAAGCGCAAGAAATCCGGCTTAAAAATAAAGTTCGGGAAACCACAGAAATTGAAGCGGCTAAACAAGGCATCGAAGATAAAAAAGCCATTGATTCATATTTTCGCGGTCGTCCTCCTGAACAAATTCGCCAGTTGATAAAGGAATCAATCGCTGGCGACGTTGAGGTCGGCGTTGAGAGAATAGCAAAAGCTTTTGGCATGTCTACAACTGGCGGAAGCGCACAAGCGGCACTGGAGACAATTGCCCAGCAAATGATTGAAAGTTCGCCTTATGCACCTGGCTCTCAATCAAATATCGAATTCGTTGCTCGCATGAAAAAAATTGGTGATCCAGCATCCAATGAACCAATTAAGAATAGATTGGCGGCATTAGATGAATACTTTCGAGACCGACAAGCGTTTATTGCTGAAAAAGCGCAAATGTCTGAACCAGAATTGATTGACGCAGTTGGTTCAGGTCATATTACTCCTGAGATGGCTATTAAGATCCGCAAACGTATGCTGAGACAGTCTGGAGCATCACGATGACAGAGGCCGAATTTTTACAAGCCATTGCAAACGCGCAATCTGGTTCAAAAGCCAGCGCGGCGGGTGATGAAGCATTTGCAAAAGCTTTAGAAAACGCACAGCGCAAGGCGACTGGTCAACAAGTTTACCCTGCGATGCAAGAGTCTCTTGGCTCGCCGTATGAAGGCGTGAAATTGCATTTGGCTCGCCAAGCTGTTGGTGGGCAGCAAATTGCATCCGATGTGGCTCGATGGGCCGCTGGAGAAATGGGTAAACCGTACTCGCCTTATCGTGCAGAAGTTGAAAAACAAAGGCTAAAATTAGAAAAGAAAACAAAACAGGCTCCGCTTTTAACGCAAATGGGTGACATTGCGGCTGGCTTGGCAGAGTTTGGCGCTATTCCTATGCCAATGAAAGGCGGCCCACTCGCAAGAATGGCGTGGAACGCCGCGACTGGCGGCGCGTTAGGCGCACTAGAACCGCAAGAGTCCGGTGTGGCGCGCAATCAAGCAGCTATTAGTGGCGGCGTTTTGGGCGGCGCATTTCCTGAAGTGATGGGCCGGATTGTAATTCCTGGAGTGACAATGATTGGGCGCGGTGTGCGTAGCATGGTATCCCCAGGGTATGCTGGTGCGCGATACGCGCAATCAGAATTCCCAGGATTGACGTTACCGCAAGAGGTGGGTGGACTTTGGTCAAATGTACCTCGGGCGGGTGAAATGGGGCCGGTTCCTCCTCCTGGCTATCACGCGGGAGTTGATTATACGGTTGGCATGGCGACAGGTGATGAAGCTTTGCGCCAAATGGAAACCATGCAACGCTTAAAGCCTGGTTCCAAGCTACAATTTGCGCGGCGCGATCTTGAAAACATGCTGAACATTCAGCGCGGCGTGCGTGCGCGTAGTTTGACAGAAGAAGAAGAAGCAGCAGCAAAGGCCGCGTTAAACGCAACCACTGGACCGTTGCGCGAACAAGCGTATCAAGACATCAATAGGCTTGGTTTGCAAAACGAAATGGTAGAACCATTGCAGGCTGAACTTACGCGCCTAAGAAATGAGCCTGGTGTTAGAGCCAGTCCAGAAGCTCAATCATTAGCCACGCAAACCGAACGAGCAGCGTTTGGCGTTGGTAATCCTCAATTTCCTGAAGGCTACCCAGGCGCACCCAATCCAAAAGATTTATATCAGACGCGCAAAAACATCAATAAATCATTGCAAAAAACGGGTATCAATTTAAGCCCTGAAGATGTTGCAACACAAGCCGCACGCGCTGAAGCGATGGCGATCAAATCCGCTATTGACCAAGGTATGAACTTTGCCAGTGAGGGTTCGTGGCAAAAGTATCTTGATGAATACATTAAAGGGATTGCACCTATCACTGAAGGTCGCGCATTCCGTTCAATCTTAGATTTGACTCGCAACGCAAGACGCGCACCTGGAACTGATATTCCTCTTATTACTCCTGCTATGATGAGGAAAGGTGCAAACGACGTTACTACCCAGCAATTAGGCCGCACAACTGAAGATTTGCTCACGCCCCAAAATAGGCGATTTGTAGACGAGGCCGCCAATGCGTTGTCGGCTATGGAAAATGCACAAATAGGTGTACGCGGCACCTCTGGCGCACCAACAGCGGAATATGGATCATTGTTAACTAACGAACTGGTGAACAAACTTGCGTCAAGCACTCCTGGCGGTAGGTTGGCTGTTGATCTTGTTACTATGCTCGGTCAATCGCGGGGTTCACGCATTCTTAACGAGGCGCTATTAGACCCTGTTAAAATGCAAGGCTTACTAAAATTGTATCATCAAGGCACTCCCCCTACCGTGTTAGATGAAGCCGCTCTAAAAGCTGGCGCGTACGTGCCAGAATCAATTAAACGTAGATTTAGGTAAACCAATGACAACCTACCTTTGCCCTATACTCCAAGATTCCCAATTTACCGATAACGGTAACTTCCTTGCGTCTGGTTTAATCTGGTTCTATGAAGCCGGTTCTACTACACCACTAGCGGCTTACACAACGCAGTCAGGTGTATCGACGTGGACTAATCCAATAGTCTTAAACGCACGCGGTGAAACTGGCGGCACAATATGGCTGGCCGCTGGTCAAGCTTACAAAATAGTGTTGGAAAGTCCACCGGAATACGGTGACACTCACGGCGTTGTTATATCGACATTTGATAACATTCAAGGCGTCAACGATCCGGCCTCACCTACCGGCGGAACGGCTCAGAACTGGTATACCTTTGCAGGCTCTCCGGTTTTTGTGTCCGGCACACAATTTACTCTTGCCGGCGATCAAACAAGCACGTTCCAAGTCAATCGCAGAATCCGCACACAAAACAGCGGCGGCGTGCGTTACAGCACTATCACGGCGTCAGTTTATACTACATTAACAACTGTCACTGTCGTTAACGATGCTGGCGTGCTAGATGTTGGCCTCAATAGTGTTGACTATGGCTTGATTGAAGTTGGCAGTACCCCAAGTATTCCGCTAAATCAGCGATTATTTACGACAAGTTCGCCGACGTTTGCTAGTGCTACGATTCCGACTGTTACAGGTAATTTGGTAGGAAACGTCACTGGGAATGTAACAGGCAACGCTACTACTACGAGCCAAACCAACTTTAGTGCTTTGACTTTGTTAACAAGTCAGGTATGGGCAAATAGCAATAATCCAATATCAAAATTAAGCAACGGTTACATAAACTTTGCCAATGGATTTCAAATTAGATGGGGTACAGTTATTTTAACTGGTGCAACAACCATTACTTTTCCTTTGGCTTTTGATGTTTTTTGTGCGGCAGTCATTGCAACACCTAATATAACACCACAAATCATAACAACTGGATCATACACTACAACCAATTTTGTAGGCACTAACACCGCTGGCTCGGTTTCAGTGTCTTATATCGCTATAGGATACTAACCATGTCTACATATTATTATGCACCATCCACTCAAGGTTTTTATCTTGATGGTTTGAATCAGCACATCCCAGACGATGCAATCGTTATTACCGAACAGAAATGGACTGAGTTAGTTAACGGAAAAGCCGCAGGTCAGTTAATTGATGTTATTGACGGCGTACCTACGCTAGTCAATCCACCAGCGCCAACGCCAAGCGAGATTGTCTCGGCTCAAGAATCGGTCGTACGCGCTTACCTTAACGCAGGCGCGGCTCAACGGCACTATGACAGCATAACCACGGTTTGCAGCTATTCAACTAGCACTAACATTGTATTCAAGGCTGACGCTGATGCGTGCATCCCATGGCGCGATGCGTGTTGGGAGCATTATTTGATTTATCTGCAAACCGTTGCCGCTGGTGCGCCCGTGTGGACTGATGCAGAACTGATTGCGGATCTGCCTGTTTTGGTGTGGCCCAATGTCTAAATTCGGCGTTGCGTTTTCTGAACCTTCTACTTGGCGCGGCATCGTGTGGCTTTTAACCGCCGCTGGTGTGGCGCTCGACGAACAACAGTCGCACGCCATTGAGATTGCTGGCGCTGGAATTGCTGGCCTGATTTCAGTCTTTTGGAAAGACAAATGAAAACCAATGGGGCAGGATTGGCGTTAATCCGTCAATTTGAAGGTTGTCGGCTGAAAGCGTACAAGTGTCCGGCTGGCGTTTGGACTATCGGGTATGGTTGGACTCATGGCGTTAAACCAACTGACCAATGGACGCAGGCCCAGGCCGAGGAAATGCTTGTAAAAGGCCTGGATCAGTACGAGAACGCAGTGCAATCAGCAATCGGCGCACACTCAACCACCAGCAACCAGTTTTCAGCACTTGTAAGCATTTGTTACAACATTGGCGCGGGAAACTTTGTAAAATCATCAATGTTGCGTCACCACAAAGCCGGTGAGTATCAAAAGGCCGCTGATGCGTTTTTATTGTGGAATAAGGCTAGCGGCAAAGTATTGAATGGCTTAATCAAACGGCGACAAGCCGAACGTGCGTTATATTTGGAGGATTAGCTAGTGTCCGATGAAAACCTTAAGATTATAGACACTAGCGAATCATTGACAAAAGAGGAATTGCAAGAACTCAAGAAACTGGCGGCATTGTCAAAATCCGCCAGAGTGTTTATGAGTTTAGTGTTTGCAATCGTTGTGTTTGTGGGTTTCGATAAATTGTTTGAATGGTTTAAGAGTTCTCACAGCGTGGGATGATGCCGTGATGTTCTTCTGCGAAACGAATACCGTCTAAAAAACTGAGCAGGTGCGCTCCGTCATCGTTGTCCCTACATTCAATGAACCCTTGCAACCGCTCGTTGCTGGTTAGCGGCTTTCTTTTTGGCTCGGGTCTGGTGTAAAGGGGAATCTTATAATCACCTTGCGTACCCGCATCTTCTGCTGACTGTCTGCTTATGCAAGCGCTTATCTCTCCCGATCTATCTTTATAACCCCACCCCACAGGCTCCGCTTCTTGCTCGGCGGCGAGATAAGCGTGGATTTTTTGATGCAGTTGCATGCCTATGATGTAGTTTCGATCTATGTAATCAAGCGCTTGCCTTAACAGTTCGGTTGCGTTACTCATTCTCTTCCCCTCAATAATTCCACGCGTTGCTTTGACCTAATCAACGCTACATACAAAACGTCAGCAAGACACTCCACGTTATCCACAAGTTCTGCTGATACGCTCGTGTTGTCTTGTGTGTGGTACGTTTTGGTCATAGGGTTGTAACGAATCAATTGATTATTTGTTTGTTTTTGTTTACTCATTCTTCCTCCAACGCTTTCAGTGCGGCTTTGACTTTTTGGTTATCAAAATGCTGTGTGGTTATGTAATCACCATCTATATCGGTGTATCCACTAAAGCGGCAGGTCTTCAACGCCTCGACCAACTCATCCACTAAGTCTGCGCGGATGTATGGAAGGTTAAATATGTCATCTTCAATGGCCCACGCATGAACATCTGTACTCATCCAAATCTTCTTCGGTGCTTTGTTCATTTCATCTCCCTCCCAATTTGAGCAGCGGCTCTGACTATGGCCCTGCGTGTTGCGGCGTAGGGGTTTATGTCTAGCAATTCTTCAAATGGATACCAGCAATCATCGCTGTTGTCCCAATACTTACCGGCATGAACAACTGGGCGTTCGTGCTTCATATAGGGGGGAAAAGATATGTTTATCCCCAGATTAACCGCAAGGCGCAGAGCGTCACCATCGTCGGCTAGGGGGTTCCAACAATCATGCCTACCGTTTGCATCATACACATTCAACAGTCCATCCCCCCCCAACCAATCCCATGCTTCATACCCAGCAGCTTTAGCCGCTAGTTCTAATAGTTCTCTGTCGTTTAATGGCTTTGTCATTTTTATGTTTACCTGTTGTAAAAAGTAGCCCATTTAGCAATTTCATCGGCACAAATCTCGGCCCAATCTTCACTGAAACAAGCATACTTCTTATAATGTTCAACTGCGAAATCTATGCCGTTACGACCGGCATCACAAGAAAAGCATCTCTGAAGTTCTTTTAGTTGATAATCGTTATAAATCTTAGGAAAGTCATTTGGCTTAATGTTTAACACTTCTATCTCATAGTGCCTAGTTTTGCCGAATATAAGACGTCTTTCTATCTCTTGCTCTTGAACATATAAAACTAATTCTCTAAAGTTATCGTCGTGTTTATGGGCAAACACTATCCTAGGTGCACTATCTACGTTAACAAACGTTATATCGCCGTCGTCGTATACAGCATGATGTATTGTTGCTAATAGACCATCACAACCCTCGGCGGTATACATCATGCCCGCATAACCTTCCTGTAAATAAGAATAAGGACTAGCATCGGTAGTCATTAACCAAGCTGCAAGCTCATTCATATCAGAAGGGTCGTCAATGAACCGTTGAATACTTTTAACTGATTTTTCGTAAATTTTCTTGAACGCCTTAAACTTATGCATACATTTACCAATTCCTCTTTTGATTCTGATTGTGTTTTTCTCATTAAAGTGCCAGCACTAACGCGGCTGGCGAGCGATTACCAGTCGGTACTTCGCCTCCCGTTACCACACAAAAATAAAAGCCCGACTGACAAATGGGTGCCGCCCCAGTGGTTCCAATACTCCCGTTAAAAATAGGTAAGGGCGGCATTAAACTTAGGCCATTAAAGCGGCCCAACTGACAGGGAATAATGGCTCTATTAACGCGCTGATTGCTTTCGCCACGTCGCGAGTTTCTTTTTGTGCGTGTGGATCAAGACGCAACTTACAAACTCTAGCAAAAAACACAAGGCTACCTGTCCAAATCCATGTGGTTTCTGAGCATATCGGAATGACCGCACGCGCTTGCTCAGGGCATACGCCACTAGCAATGAGATAATCATATGTGGTCAAACACACTTCCATTGCTTGATTTATGTGTTCCTGATCGACTTCTACCAACTCATCGCTTGAGCCTTGCTTTACATTCTCTGCGGCTCTGCGCCATTTGGTAGGCACATCAAGCACAGGCGCGGTTGACACATAACGCCTGCTAACTTCGTTTACCACGCCCCCAACTTGATGCTTGGCGAGCTGCCTAGCCACGTAGATAGGCATTGTTACCCTGAACTTGATTGCGGTATGTGCAAAAGGCGTCCAGTGTTTGTGTTTTGCTAAGTAATGAATTAGCCGCTCATCCTTTTCTGACAAAATAGGCGCCCAGTTCCAGTCAAATTCCAATTCAGATTCCTTGTCAAAGGACACTCGCGCCGCATTAACTATGCTCCTATCGTCTCCCATGTGATCTAGTAATTCAACGCGCATTGTTATCAGCCTCCGTAAGCGCCTGAGAAACCGCATAGCGCAGATTAAAGTGCCACGCTTTAGTTGGCACAGAACATTGCTTTTCTTCCCACAGTCGCCGGTACGACGGGTATTTAATGGTGCCGCTCGGCACTACGCACCTGACATAAAAGTCATCCTTAGATATACAAATCAATCCTTTGCGAATTGACACTTCAACGCCAGGTAGTTGATTGATTGCGGCTAATACACGTTGCGTGGCTTGATTGGTTTTTCCGTTACTCATGACGAAGTCCGTTAGCGGCTTTAGCAAAAGCGGCTGATATGTCTAAAAAAAGAGTTTGCAAGACGTGCGTGTTGTCTAAAGGTTTTCCAATTGTATGAACAATAATCGGTTGTTGTGCAATAGCATCAGGCTTTGATGCAAATTTGAGTGTTCTTGCAATATCCCACACTGTTTTTTTATCTTTTTTATCGGCACTCACGCCGCAGACAAGCACACCTTTATCCCTCATGTAACACAACTTGGCGCTAATAATTTTTCGCGCTTTTTTTGAATCAATGTGTTTATAAGCGCCGTTTTTTACCAACTCCAAATACACTTCATGCGTAGTTGCTGGTCGCGGCATGTTTTTTAATGTTGTTTCCAACAAATCATATATTGTTGATTGAGCCATCATTATTCCCCTTGGTTGTTAAGTTGCCAGTCCCTCACCTTCTGCGACTCACGCAGCGCACTCGACTGGCTCCAATGATTGTGCGGACTCTATTGGCTTATCCGTGTCCTTGCATCAGAGATACAGTCAAGGCTCCATATGCCGAGACTTTTGTAACAGATCATCTAATCTGATTATTGTGCGCTCAATCTGCCACCACAAAATGCGGCGGCGGATAGCGCGTAAAATGGGCGCTGGTTTAACGGCCTTCGGTATCACCAGGCCGTAGGTGTCCAGCAAATCTTCCTTCATGGGTAGGCGACTCATTGCGTTGCCCACAAAACCACAATGATTCCAAACGATCCGCCCACCACAAGATGAACGGCGGCCAGTAATAATGCTTCCTTCATAGCTTTATCCCCTCAATGTTTTTGTAATTGCCAAATCGCGATGGATCCGGTCAATGTCTGTGATTCTGCCATCCATGACGTAGCCCGCCATGGCGTAACCAAACGTACCGGCGGCAATAGAAGCCGCCAGTGCAAAAATTAAGACTAAAATAATCATCTTAGTCCCTGTTGTCGTAGATATAGAAATCTACGGCCTCGAAGGAAGGCTTTTCGCCTTCTGGGGCGCGATTGGCGTTTTCAAATACGCCAATCAAAAAGCTACCGCACAGCCGCATAGCAGCGGCTGGATGAACGACAACGACTCCATCGAATGGGCCGTTTTCATGGCCCATGACGTCGGTGACGTCAACGCTAAATGCGTCGCGGTCGCCTATCGGTACTAAAGTAATGCCCTTGTCAGAGGCCAGTTGGGTCTGGCCGGTGGTTGGCGTGTGGCGGCTGATGAATGCGAATTTCATATGGCTTCTCCTGTAAGGTGAAATTTAATCCCGTAAAGGGATTGGGTTTTTTGCGCTGTAATCTTGGTTTCTGCTCCTATTGGGGCAGATGTTTCAACTCTGAAAGTCTCTCCTTCCCATTCAACAAAGCCGCCAACGTGCCCGTCGAACTTTTTCCTTACTGAGTAAGGAAATTCTCTTAAAACCAATACCGCGCCGACTGGCGGGAGGTCTTTCTTAAGCCCAACGGTTGGTTGCACGGCCGGCCGAACCGGCTTTTCGCGCCGCCGAGCATCCATCTGCTCGCGATTGGCCTTAATGGCCGTCCGTGCGGCGGCTAACTGGTCAGCCGTCGCATGGGTTCCGGCCTGATGCAATGCTTGCATCAAGCGATTTGAAAAATCAGGAGCGCGGTTGCCCATGATGGCAACCACCAGCGGGTCAAAACCCGCTTGTGCAGAAGACATTACGTCTTCTGCTTGGCGCAGATGCGCCCAAGACTTTTCTGCAATCGCCGCAGCGGCCATCAATATAGCGCCGCTGTGGATGGCTTGCCATTGCTGGCAGGCCAGTCTGACGGCATTGTCGTCGCCGTCATTTTGAACGCCAACGATGTTGGCGTTGGTCAAATGATTGATGTATGAATCAGTTAACATCTCTGGAGTCTCCTTGTATTTGCTTCAGCGGATTGCCTCAGCTTGGTGAATACCATACAACTACACCAAAGTGTCGTCAACAACTTTTTTGCTAATTTCTCCACCAGGAACGAAAATTTTTAATTGAGCTAATGGTTGTGCGCGAAACCTCAAACTTGCGCCCTACTTCGGCGCAACTTATGCCGTCATTTAGCAGGCCGCGAATGAGCGCCACGTCATGCGCGGTTAGCTTGGCGTGATGGTGTGTTTCGCCATAGGTCGGCATCAACCGTTGTTCACGCTCAAACGGTAGCTGGCGTTGCGCTTTAATTTGACGTACCTGGATCAACTTGCATTGCTTGCACCAGGACTGTAAATATCTTCCCTGTTTTTGTGTATAAAAGTCTGTAACCGGCTTAACTGTCCGGCATTTGGTGCATTGTTTTGAGTCCATGAGCGATTCACCACCTTGTTATATTTCCCGTCGCGCTTGTACTTGATCGTTGTTGGCGGAATCCCCTTGTTTAAGTTGCCAGCCTGGCGAATCAGGTCATCATCTAAACTTGCGTCAGCCTGTTGTGCAATCGTGACTATTTCTAAGCGTGACTTATGCCCAGCGTACCCGTCGTGTAAAACGGGGAAAAATTCGGTTATTGGTTGAACGTCCATCCGGTCACTGTAGTAACGCACTGACAACATGTGCTTACCGCTGGCTTTACTAATGTACTTCTGCCAATGCCAATCAATGACGGTCATCTCAGTGGCTTCTAGCCCCATAATATCCGCATCACTTAGCTTAAGTTCTTTCTTTTCCTTAACGGGAAAAACCGCCTCGCATGACGGGCATGTACTCGTTGATATGGCGACAATTTCACCGCATTGTTCGCACGTTTTAGTTGGCGCTTGCCCGTCGCCTTGCTTTGCCTTATTTGGCGGTTCTACGGCGGTTATAGGCCCGTGTTGCTTCACTACACCGGCAAAATCCAGCACTAAACAATGATCCGTGTGTGACTTAGGACGCAAACCACGGCCTGCCATTTGCACATATAAGCCTGGTGACATGGTGGGACGCAGCATCGCTATTAGGTCAATGTCGGGATAGTCAAACCCAGTCGTCAGAACATTAGCGTTAGTTAACGCTTGAATCTTGCCAGCCTTGAAATCTAACAAAATGCGTTCGCGCTCGGCTTTGGTGGTGGTTCCAGTTACGCACTCGGCGGTTATGCCTTGCGCCTTAAGTTCGCTGGCGATGTGTTCAGCGTGTTGCACGCCAGCGCAAAACAACAGCCATGCCTTGCGATCACCCGCTAGTGTTTTGATTTCATTCACTACGCGCTGGTTAATGGCGTCAACGTCAACGGCTTTTTGTAACTCGCGCTCTATGTACTCACCGCCGCGCTTATGCACGCCTGTCGTGTCTAGTTGAGTGTGAGTCACTTTTGAACGCAGCGGCATCAAGTGGCCTTTGGTTATCAATTCCTCAATAGTCACCGGCTCAATCAATGCGTCAAAAATTGCAGGCTTGTCTGTTATTAGGCCGTGTCCCAATCTGAACGGCGTAGCAGTCAACCCGATCACACGCAACGCGGGATTGATAGCCAGTAAAGAGGCTAGTAACGTCCGATAGCCGCCTTCATCGTTGTGATTTACAAGGTGACACTCATCTATAATTACCAAATCGACATGCCCAACTTGATCCGCGTGTTTCCTGATTGACTGAATCCCTGCAAACGTGATGGGTTCCCCCAATATCTTCTGCCCCATACCGGCTGAATATATGCCCATAGGCGCATTAGGCCAGTGTTGACGCATCTTTTGCGCGTTCTGTTCTATCAGTTCCTTAACATGCGTCAGCATCAAAATGCGCGTTTCAGGCCACGATTGCAGCGCATCCTTGCATAACGCGGCTATAACGTGACTTTTGCCCGCACCGGTTGGCAAGACAAGACAGGGATTACCTGAATTGCGGCTTAACCAGTCATAAAGCTGGTTTATGGATCGTTGTTGGTAATCGCGCAGCTTCATCCAATTACCCTCCCATTCAACACGTCGCGCATTGCTTCACTAGTATTGTCAGGATTAGCGCACGCGCTAGGATTCGCGAGTATTTCACTGCTAGAAAACACAAACGCATCAGGTTCACCGTTACGAACCGGATTTCCGTCAACTTCAAACGTCAATTCATGCTCGCTGTGATCTATTATTTTCCATTGCACAAGGTCAGGATGCAGCAAATGCGACTCGCAACCTGTGCGCTGAAACTCGACAGGAATCTCAGAATCATCATGCCTGGCACACGTCCAAGTGCTTTTATCTGTCGCGGTTGCATGGCAGCATGTCCTGCAATTAACTTCCTTCGTTGTGTGGCTTTTGTGGCAAAAGTCATAAGCCGCGCACATTTTGCAAATATACCAACTAGGATCAACGCTCATTGGTTCCGGCATACGGTCAGATTGCACCAATCGTTTACCGCGATCTATATACCTTTGTGCTATTTCCTTATTAAGTCGCACTCGTTCTGTATAGATTTCGTCATTATCTTTACATATCGCATAATACAACGCTCGGTCAATCTTTAAGCCAAGCATATAAAGTTGCATTTGTATGTAATGTTGCGGCTTAGATTTTTCTACGCCATTCTTTTGCAAGTCATCAAATGACTTTTTGCCATGAGTCTTGCACTCCAAAACGTGATACTTCAGCGGTGCTTCCGGTACGCCAGCGGTTATAACACCGTCCACGCTTCCTGATATGTGCCAGCCAAAGTCAACCGATGATTGGCGATCACTGACTTTTACGCCAACGGCACGCAAGTCTTGCAAGATAGTTGATTCCTCTAACTGGCCTCTGCGAAACAGCCTCAATATGCGTCCGTCGAATTTTTCAATCACGGCCCACCGAAATGACAGCCACAAATAGCGGTCACAAGGATGGCCCAGTATCGAACAACCCATGTGCGGGCGCGGCGGTTCTTGTGTATCGGAGTGATGCTGGTCAATCAAACCGGCCAACGTGATTTCTGGTTCAGGTATTTGCATTAGAATAATTCCTCTTGTTTTTCTTTTAACTTCACTGAATCAAGATTTTTGCACGCTATGTCAAAATAGGATTTCTTCAATTCAGCGCCAACAAAATGACGTCCCATGTTCAATGCAACATATCCTTCGCTACCAATTCCGGTGAAAGGCGAGAATACTAAATCGCCAGGGTTAGACCACAACTCAATACAACGCTCAATCACGTCCAACTGCAAAGGACAAATATGACGTTCTTCGTTTTTTTCTTTTGCTAATTTGTAATTCAGCACATTAGTTTGATCTATGTCAAACCACACCGGCGAAGCGTAACGCTGCCACACAGCAATCGAATACAATCTTTGTTTTTCGGTTTCACTTCTAGCGCGTCCCCAGTCCTTTGTTTGTGGAGCGTTATAGCTTGATCCAATGTAATCAAAAAACCGTTCTTTGCCTCGCGTCACGGCTTCCCAATCTTCCTCGTCTGCCCATTTCCTCATGACGATTATGTAGTCAGCCATGCCCTGACGCGATGCGCTAGAGTCTTTGCACAACTGTTTGTACAAAAGTCCGTGGTTTTTAGTGCGTTGCATTTCTATCGCAGGATCTTTCCAAATTGTCACGCGGCTATGATATTGCCAGCCTTTTGATTCATACATTTTTATAATTTCACCAGGAAAGTCGCGCAAACCGGCGGCACCATCGCGGCCCTTGTAAGTCGGCAAATCCTTGCAATGTATAGCGGTCAATCGTCCTGGCTTTGTGATCCTGTGCAATTCTTCCGCTAGGTAGCTGTAATGCTCCATAAATTGACCGTCATCGGTACTGTTACCCATGTCGTATTCTGAATCTGAATAGATATACAGATTAGAAAACGGCGGCGAATACACGCTAAACCCAATAGAATTGCTGTCAATCATCTTAGCAACATGGACGCAATCGCCATGGTGCACAGTCCAATTGTCTGATTGAACAGTTTCAAAGTATGCAACGTCGTTCATTTGAGTTTCTCTCTTGTGATAGTTTGCAATGGCCTCAACCATGGCTTCTTTCATTTCGTTATGCTTTTGTTCTTTTGCTTTAATGATTGCAAGGATTGAACTTTCAGAGTCAGCGGCCATGACGTAACTGTTAACTGCTTTAGTTTGTCCGAACCTGTAGCATCTACGAATTGCTTGGTAATAGTTCTCGTAAGAGTACGATAAACCAACAAAAGCCATATTTCTGCAATGCTGGAAATTTAATCCCATGCCAGCGATTGACGGTTTAGTAATCAATACTCTTGTTTTTCCGTCAATAAACGCTTGTAATGATTGTTCTTTTTTGTCAATCGTATCCGATCCGCGCACGTCAACCGCATCAGGAATCAAACCCTTCAACGCATCGGCTTCATAATTTGTATTGCACCACACTAGCCACGATTCATCTGAATTGTTGACCAATTCAGCCACCTTAACGGCGCGTTTATCAACCGTTAAACGTCCTTCTTTGTGTACGCTAGTCGCGTTGATTGTTACGTTCCTGAACAATTCCCCGTCGGCTGGCGGCAAGTCATCCGTATTGATTCTGATAAATTCCTGATTCAATGGCGGCAAATTGTAGGCGCTTCCGTCATAACCTAAATCAGCCGGATTGCTAATGCACATTGCCCATGACGCCAGCCATTCCCAAAACTTAGTAGCCGCGTGTGGCTTCAAAACATACGCTCCGGCTTCCATCGTGTCGTTTTGGAAAAACCGCATAATCATTTCATTGCTTGGCATGATCCCCAAAAATTCCGCATGATTGCCGAGTTCTAGGTAATCGTTAGGCGATGGTGTAGCAGTGCAAGCGAGACGGTACGGCACCGGTTGACACAACTCAATCAATGCACGCTTGGTTTTTCCCATGTAGCTTTTCAAGATGCTGGATTCATCAAGCACTATTCCGCCAAAAGTTGAAATATCAAAATTATCAAGCATTTCATAGTTAGTGATGATGATGTTTTTTTGTATTTGTTGTTGGTTTCGACAGTATTGAATGTCAATCCCAAATTTATTGGCTTCATTGACTGTTTGTAACGATATGCACAATGGCGCAACAATTAACACACGTTGCCCTGTATGCCGCACAACCTCATCGGCCCACGACGTTTGCATGATTGTTTTGCCTAGTCCGGTATCTGCAAAAATAGCAGCGCGGCCTTTTTTGACCGCCCACTCAGTGACATATTTTTGAAAATCAAACAAGTTGTTGTTTAACGCAATTGGCGCGTGTCCAATTGTGATTTCATGTTGTCTTTTTTGTTGTATGAACTCATCGTATTGCATGTTATCACCCTATATAAAAGCCGTCCTTGGCTATGTTGATTATGTTATTTCTTTGCCCAAGGCGGAGCGCCAGCACTTGATGGCGTTGACGGCGCACTGGTCGGCATAGTGGGACGTGGTATCGCGCTTCCTTCAATGGCTTTCCAACCACGAATGTCGTTGTTAGGCTCGTATTGCTCAGATTGCGTAACCTGAACTTTAATGCTCAGTTTACCGCCGATGAAGTCATCAGTGTCGCTCAAACGTGACAAACCGATTGCCCGCATAATGTCACCAAGTTGCTGACGGCCGATTTCCTCGGCCTTCGGATTGGCATTACGTATGTTTATGTTGCCAAAAACAAAGCGGCCAGCGTGTGTCGGCCCAAGCACTTCGTACTTGAGCGCAATCATCTTGCCACCGCTTTTAGTCGGCCTGATTTCCGCGCTGTTGATAGACGCCATGTACCAACCCGCCGGAAGCGGCTCGAATGATGGTTGGCTAGTGGGCAGACTGTCGAGGTCAAAAGATTCATCAAGTAACATTGGTTTACTCCTTTATAGTAATAGTGAAACTGGGACGCCCTGGCGTGGTTGTAATAGCGTCCAGCAGAGGATCAGTGATTGTATGGTCTGCGGCCTTCCACGCTGTCATGGATAGTTCAGGCTTCCACCTGAACAGTGTGGCGAGATGATCCGCCAAGCCATGCTCTGCGGCGATTTCAAGCAACCGTTCATCGTCAATCTTGCGGTTCATACGACAAACCGCCTTAATGACGATGATTCCTTCCTTGTGCGTTACGGTTCCTTCTTCGTCCTCCTGAATCCTCATGGCTTTCGCCAAATCATCCTCTATGGCGCGGCGTTTTTGTGTGGCGGCCTTTTCGCTGGCCTTTGCGATGAGCCATTCTTGGCTTAGTTTTTCTATGCTCATTTCCCACCTATCTTGGTTATTATTTCATTGAGGTTCGGCGCTTCCCATGAATCTAACCGGCCTGATCTATCTTTTGCTGTCCACATGCCGTCACTGTCGCACATGAATGCCCGCTGAGTGTTTCCGTCAGCGTCGCGCTCGACACGCAGTGCCAGCACTTCGTCGAAAAAGTAGGGCAGTTGTTGTCCCAACTTCTGACCTGGCATTGATGGCGCATACAGCATCCTGCCCATTTCATCCTGAGACTTTTCCACCTTGGCGGTCATCAGTACGTGCTTGCCAGGCAGATCGCGGAATGCGCGAATCAGGTCAGTCATTTGCTCTTGCATCGCGCCATAGGCTTGACGTGGATCTTTTGTCGACTTTTTTTCCGCGTTCAAACAGACTTCGGCGATTTCGGAAATAGAATCCAGCGCCACCGATTCAAAGCCGCTGGCCTCGACTGAAGATGTAAGCCATGTGTAGGCTTCCATCAGGTCGCTCATTGAAGTGATTTCAATGAACGGAATGTCAGCGCCTGCCAGTGAAAGCAAGCCGCCTTCAGCCGATAAGATAATCGGCGCGGGGAGTGTGGCAATGCTGGTTGTTTTTCCCGCTCCGCTTGCGCCGTACACGAGCATTTTTACACCGTTGGCGCTAAGGCCGTCGGTGCGCTTTAATTGAATAGCCATGTGGCTCCTTATTGGTTTTTGCTACGGTCAGCACAATGCTGGTTGTAGCGTTGGATGCCGACACTTACGCGGTCGGCTTACGTTTTGGGCTACACTACCCGCGCAATCTGGACTATTTTCTTTGCCGGAAAACCAGATTACGCGGGCCTTTGCATTTGCATGGCCCGAATTAGATGCTAACACCGGCGACACTCCCAGAGTCTTTCTTCTGGCACCGGCGTTAGCGGCACTCCCGCCCGTTGAGTTTCGGGAGTGGTTGTATGATGCTGGTTGTCGCGTATCATGTCAACACTTTTTCACCCGATGAGTACACATAATGGCGGACTTAACTAACATCCTTGGCGGCGCATGGTCGCCACCAACACAAACCTTTGATACACCTGAGAATCAGCTACGAGATGCGATCATCCGCGCAGGGCTTGAGCCACCGGATTACATACAAATTGACGGTGCGTTGCATCGCTTTAAGAGCGGCACCAAAGGCACGCCAGGACACGGTGATAAATCAGGTTGGTACATTGCTTTTCATGATGGTGTACCAGCAGGCCGGTTCGGTTGCTGGCGTGCAGGGCATGAGCAATCTTGGGTAGCCAATGTTGGACGCCAACTAACTGTTGCTGAACAGATGGCGCAAACCAGACGCATGACGGAGGCCAAGCGAATAAGGGACGAGGAACGCAAGAAGCAACAGGAAACAGTGGCGGAAACTGTCGAAACTATTTGGTCAAACGGCCTTGGTGCGTCACCCGATCATCCATACTTACAAACCAAGAGTATTCAGCCACACGGCGCAAGAGTAGACAGCGCAGGGAGGTTGATGACACCGCTGTACAGCGATGACGGCGCACTTTCATCACTCCAATACATAAACGATGTGGGGCGCAAGTTATTCCATACCGGCGGCGCTACGTCCGGTAAGTTCTGGATTATCGGTGAAGTAAGTCATTCTTTATATATAGCTGAAGGGTACGCTACAGCGGCGACTATCTACGAGTGTACCGGTCAGGCGTGCGTCATAGCTTACAGCGCGTCGAATGTGGTTCACGTGGCGCGTTTCATGCGCGAACGATACGGCATAGCGCAGACCATTGTAATTGTCGGCGACAATGATGAATCAGGAACCGGCCAGAAATACGCAGAGCAGGCCGCTACAGAAATAGGTGCGCGGTTAGTGATCCCACCAATAATCGGGGATGCAAACGATTACGCGCAAGCTGGTCATGATTTGGCTGGTTTACTGAATCCACCATCCGATGATGATGAATGGTTAATTCACGCGGATGAATTTAGTCAACAACCGGCCCCTATCAAATGGTTAGTCAAGGACTGGGTTCAGGATCAGGCTTTCATAATGGTTCACGGCCCTAGCGGCGGCGGTAAGACGTTTTTTGTGCTGGATATAGCTAACACGATTGCGTCGTCATTGCCGGAATGGAAAGGCCACAAAGTCACACCAGGAACAGTTGTATACCTAGCCGGTGAAGGGCATCACGGCTTGCGTAGCCGTATCGCCGCGTGGAAACAATATAACCAAGTCAGTCAGATGAATATGTATGTGAGTCGTCATGGGTGCGACTTAAATACATCAGAAGGGTATCACAAGGTATTAGAGTCTGTTAGAAAATTACCTGAAACACCACGTTTAATAGTAATAGATACCTTACACCGGTTTCTTAAAGGCGACGAAAATTCGTCGGAAATCGCTAAAACCATGATTGATGCGTGCGGTTTGTTGATGCGTGAATTTAATACATCAGTATTATTAGTACACCATACCGGAAAGGATGAAAACTCACAAAAAGATGGGCGCGGTTCATCGGCTTATCGCGGCGCTTTGGAAATAGCCATTAGCGTTGTACCCGCTACAGAGTCAACACCAATACAGATTATACAGCGCAAAGCCAAGGACTCAGAACTGGCACCCGACAAGCACATGCGACTTGAGAAGGTGACTATTAACGGATGGTTTGACGAGGATAATGAACCAGTTACTAGTGTGGTTATGGTTGAGGATGATGCGCCGGTAAAAGTAGATAAAAAGGATCAGGTTTTACTTAAAAACCTAAAGTATTTTGAACGCGCATGGTGGGCCAGTGGGACGGAAATAAGAATGGGTTTACCTTATGTTACCCGTTCGGCTTTGCGTGACTTGTTACGCCAAGATGGCAAGGCAGAGCAGACTATTAAGAACGCTCTTAATCCCAAGAGCGAACACAAAATGACACACATCTTAGTCACGGCAGGCATGATTGAGGAGTACGAAAATGGCTTCATTGTGACAGATGAAGTTGAGTCTTCCGCGTGGCTTTTAGCCTTGTAGATCGGTACCCATGAGTACCCTTTTTGATAGTTGGGTACCAGGGTACCAAAAAGGATCAAATCAACGACTTAGACCGGTACCCAAGTACCCTAGCCTCTCTTTAGAGGCTAGGTACTGGTGCCGATGTCGGTGATCGGCGTGTCATGAGTACGAAAATTGAGCAAAAAATGAGCATCACACTGAGACTAGACTATCCACCATCCGCGAACCGGTACTGGCGTTGTTTTCGCAATCGTATGGTGCCTAGTGCAGCGGCGACAGCGTACAAGAAGCACGTCAAGACCGTGGCTCACACAGACGGGCTTGTATTGCACAATGATTCTATTTGTGTCAATATAAAACTACTTCCGAAACTCACGGCAAAAGGCGACGCCAGCAAAATAATTCTTGATCTTGATAATTGCCTCAAAGTGGCGCTCGACGCACTTCAGGGTGTGATTATCGAAAACGATAATCAGGTTAAGGAAATACATGCTAGTTATGGCGTACCAACACAGAACGGCGGATTGATAGTTGAAGTAACAAGGATTAAAGATGCAAAGGTATAAGTCAGAATATCAACCGACGTGGAAACTGATTTCCAGAACGCCACCACCAACGGGAACCAAAATACTGTTAAGGATGAAATACGGAACGGCGGTTATAGGTCAGTATTATGAGGAAGGCGGTTTTACTCATTGGTGTGGTTTACCTAAACTGAGCGGCGAAGACAAGCATGACATGGTGGGGTGAGATGGGTATCAGGCGCGAAGTAACAGGGAAAGTATTCGGTAGCTGGCGAATACTTCATGATGTTGAGTCCAAGCACAACACTCGATGCGTGTCGGCTCAGTGTGCTTGCGGCACGATCCGCACGTCCTATTTGCACAACCTTACGTCAGGCCGCTCTACGTCATGCGGCTGTCAGCAGAAGGTCAAGTGTAGTAAATTTATGAAGCAATACTGGCAAAACAAAAGAGGGGAATAAGTATGACTGAACTTCGCGATTATCAATTCATGGCTACTAGGACGGCTAAGAATCTGGGATTCAGAGACGGTTTGATCCATGCCGCCCTTGGCTTAACCGGTGAGGCCGGTGAGTTCGCTGACGCTGTAAAGCGCGTGGCAGTGTATGAAGGCGCTCCGAACCGCCAGCACATGATTGAGGAACTAGGTGATATTTTGTGGTATGTTGCGTACGCTTGTGAGGTTTTAGGAGAGCCGTTAGAGATTATCGCTAGGGATAACGTTGAGAAACTGAAAAAACGCTACCCTGAGGCTTACAGCGACTTTAACGCTCATGCGAGGCTGGACAAATGATGAAGGCAGATGCAAACCAGGTTGGCGGATTGCATTACAACAAGCTAGAGATTCAGCCATGGACGGCGATGGAGTCATGGCTTACGCCTGAACAGTTCGCTGGCTTCCTGCGCGGCAACGCAATCAAGTACCTGGCTCGCGCTGGTAAAAAAGGCGACGCGCTGGAAGACATAAAAAAGGCGCAACACTATTTGGAAAAGCTAATCGAAGTCATGGAATCTGGCCATGGTTAAAGGTGTCGAGCAGATTTGCGCAACATGTGAGTTTTATGGTTACTATCGATTTGATACTTTTAGCTGTATTTGCACTCTTAATCCTGGTTCAGTTGAAGAGTCAATAGTGGAGCCAACGGACTCTTGTGAGTGGTGGTTAGCGATTCAGCCGCGCAAAACACTCAACGATGTGAAACCGGAAGAATGGGATGCGGTTGCTAAATTAGGTAAAAAAAGCCATGTCTGAAAAAAAGCCAAGAATTGGCGGAAGGCAAAAAGGAACGCCAAACAAAATCACAAATGAAGCGCGTGAAGCTATTGCGTTGTTCGTTGACAACAACGCG